GTTCGCGATCTAAATCCCTCCTGATGGGGGTAGGCTGGCACAGTACCTTTTATAACTAGCTGATTAATATAAGATAATCTATTTGAGCTTGAGTGTCCGCTTGAGAGTCTTTTCCCAGAGGCTTGTGATGTTTGTCTTGTTGAAATATCGCTTGCGCGCCCTTGTCAACCAATCCAACTTCTTTGGTCTCTTGGCCTCCTCAAAGGTCTGCAGCATCTTGAGCTTACCCTTGCCAGCCCATTGATAGAGTCCATCCATGAGAGTATCATGTCCCTTGATAACAAAGGGCTCCTTGCTCCGTTCTCGGTTGGTTATTATGAGTAACACAACCGCTCTGTGATGAGCATTCTTTCCCTTGACATCATCAGGGGTCATATACTTTGTGCCTGGGAGGAGTCTTGCCTTGCGCTTCATTTGTTTAGCATGTTGCCCTGCCCTTGCAAAGAGAGATGCTGTCCGCGTTTTCTTAGGCGCTGTGCCAAGCTCCTGCTCTGACCATCCAGTGAATCTCTGGCTCTCGAGCGATCCTGCAAGGGCTTTCTGTGAGGCTATGGGGGTTGAGCCTTTCACGGTCTGGGCTCTCAACATCTTGGATACAAAGCGCGGATTTCTTATAGTCATAGATCCCTTGAGGACCTTGAGGGCCTGCTCCCTGGTCCCGAAAGCAAATGAATTGAGCATATTGGCCACAGCAAAAGTGAATTGTTTTGGAGCTCTTTTATAGAAGCGTCTCAGGTTGATTAGATCAGGCGCTGATATTTTAAATAAATCATTTGAAGCCATATCACATTATACCAAATTTCCATTCAATATGTCTGAGCAGTTGACTTTCTATTATGAATAGAATAGAATAGAAACAAGAAAGGAGGATCCAACTGATGGCCCAGGGAGGCAATGTCATAACATCTTTAACGGTTGATGAGAGAGAAGCTCTTGACGAGTACAAGAAAAAACATGGCATAGAGAATGACAGCAGAGTTGTTAAGTTGGCCATTCTCAAATTGCTTGGCCGTAAGCCTAAAAAGTAGTAGATGCATTCCAGAGGGCCAGGGCTTTTGCCTTGGCCCTTTTTGTTTCTAGTTGATAGATAGGCCCATCAGATGATGTAGATCTTTTTCATTATAGGAGGTCTTTCAGTCTTTGCTTATAATTCAAACTTACTGACAAGTTATAAACATGGATTTGCTTTTTTAATGGTTACTTAATCTTTATTATGAGGGCAATGATTTTATCAACTTCCTAACTCTTGCAAGTCCTTCGCGCCTTTCTTTGTCAGAAAAAGCGTTACCCTGGGGGGGAACACTCGGCGTTCCCTCCGGGGGGAACACTCCGTTCCCCGTAAATAATGTGTCTGGCTCCTTGAGCCTCCAGCTCATATAATCCACATTGAGCTCAATATGAGTCTTTCTTGTTGTTGGCCTTGTGGCAATAATATTTTTTGCCTCCAGCGCCTTAATTGTTTTATGAGTGTGAGAGATCTGGAGGCCAGTGGCCCTGGAGATATCCCTGACAGCGGCATAAAAATGAGTCTGATTGAAACCCAATGTTTTTCTCATTATATGGAGGAGGACGCGGATTTGTCTGGATGGGAAATTATACTTTGCAAGGACATCATCAATGATCGCGTTTCTATATAAAAACTGCTCTCGCGTGGTTATCTTCATAGAGTATTATATTCCCTTTCTGTCTGGTATGAGAGGCAGGGGCAGGCCAGATGAATTTCTTTTCTGGGGGTTATCTGGCCTGCCTTTTGTGGAGAGCGATTGGTCGTTAAAGGTAAATACTTTTACAAGCTGAGATGTCCAAGAGCATTTAGTCCAACCGGATTCAGTGATGAGTCCGGAGCAAGTAAGATCTGCAATGACTTCCTCTAATGTATTGATGGGATAGCGCTCCTCACACATTTTCCATATTTGATACAACGTCAATGCTCTGTCATGTAATAAGAAAGTGTTTATTGCATCCAACCGTATTGTTAGTCTATCAGAATCTTTTGAGGTCACGTTTAAAAATATCATGTTGGAAATTATTTTGCAAGCATTTTCTGCTTGACAAAGCTTTTGGGCTGTGATATGTTCTGTTCATGACCTTGAGAAATCGCATACACAGACAGACTCTCCGGACCGGTCCAACAAGATATACTCCGCTTGCGGGTTTTCTTGAGGTCAGCCGGTCCGGAGTTCTGTATATAGAAAGGCTTGGCGCTTGTTTTGGCCGGCCTTTCTTTTCTTTCCTCTAATGCCTCCCATTTACGATTGGACAAAACCGGACGCTCAAGTAAAGCCTATGCGTTCACTTGAGGCCGGCAGTCTTGTTGTTATGCATAAAAGCATTCCAGGCAAGAATGATGAATATCATATCCTTGAGATCACAGGAGATGAGGAGCATGAATTTGATTTTATTGGGTCCATGCATAAACCAGAGACCGCTCTCCTTGTGGCTGATTTCTTAAAAAGCTATTTTGCTAAATTCCGCAAACAGGATCAATATTATTCTGAGAATCCAGAGGTTGATGCTTTAATGGAAATGCTGAGGAAAAAAAGAGGATCAATTAAATTTAATCCTCCAGTAGTGGAGGAGGATGATTTGCGATATAAAAAAGCAGACTTAAATCTGGAAATAGAAAAGGCAATACTGGATAAACGTATGAATGAAGCACATAGAAAAAGCAAATAGGAGGATCTGATTATGATGGCAAGAGTGGAAAGAGATGTTTTTCATAAGACGTTGCACAAGGCTTTTCAGGCAAGGGAAAAGAAACCATCTCTCCCAATGTGCCAACTTGTGAAATTGTCCGTGTCTGGGGATCATGCAGGCTGTCTCATGTCAATTGAGGCATATGATGGAGATAACTATTTCAAAGCTCTTGTGCAAGCAACTGACTGCCGGAGAGGAGAGGTCATTGTTGACTGCCAGACGCTGCTCAGGATCATTGGGGAGGCCAGAGGGCCTGTCACTCTATCAACAATAGAGGAGGACACGAAAGTCTCTCTCAAAGTGTTCTCTGATGGCTGCAGCTACCTGCTCCACAGCACTCCTGATGATGCCGGCTTTTTCAAGGAGCCCAAAATTGGCAAATTGATGGCCTCATTCAGTTTAGGTGGCAAGGAACTCAGAGAGATGATAAACAGGGTATTTTATGCCTCTGGGCATAGCGATACCAGATATACTCTCAACAGCGTGCCTTTCATTTTTACTGATGATGGCCTGATTCTGGTTGGCACTGATGGCCACAGGATGGCTCTGCTTAAAAAGAAGATGGAAACATCAACCTCATTGCCTGAGAGGCGCAATTTCATTGCGCCAAGGCGCTGGCTGACTTCGCTCATGCAAATAGTCAGGATTTGCGATAAGGAGCCAGAGATTGCTTTCACGGATTCCCATGCTCTGCTGAAATGTGGCACTACAATGCTCATCTCCAGACTGGTAGATGGTACTTATCCAAAATACGATCAGGTTATACCAAAGAAATGTGAGTCATTTGTAGTATTCAGAAAGGCTGACATGATCAGGGCCATTGAAAAACTCAAAGCGATCCCAATTGAGCGGAAATCTTATGGCACAAAGATCCTTGCTTGCCATCTCGGCTTTTCCTTGTCTGCAACTCTGCAAGGAGATTACTCAGCTGAGACGGATTTCAAAGTTGAGAGCTTTGATGGGCCTGAGCTTGAATTTGGCATGAACATACACTATCTCCATGAGGCCCTCCTCAAGTGCAAGAGCTCAATTGTCAGCCTGGGCATGACAGATCAGCTGAGCCCAATGCATCTCACAGAGACTCTGGACAATGAGAGCAAAGTGGATCTTGGCAATGAAACTTATGAGGCAGTTGTCATGCCCATGAAATTAGATGGAGTTAGGAGGATGTCATGAAAGAGATAACGGTTGTTTTGTATATGCTGATCTTCATTATCTGGCTATCAGGAGCCATTGCCAGTTTCTGTGAGCTGCACGCTCAGCGCTGGCATCATCCATCGATCCGGGAAAGGCTAGTCTTGGCTATGATCTGGCCCCTGAATGTGATCATCACTGTCTGGTTCACTTTCAAATGGATCATTAAACTCATCAAGGGAGAATGATGGATAAAATACCAGTCAGTCAGTTTGATCCTCATGATCCCGATGTCATTGAAAAGGTCTGGCTGGGCCTCTTTGACATAGTGGATAAATGCTGGCTAGGAACTGTTAAAGGTCCATTGCTCTATGATGATCCAGAGATAGCTCAGATAGCTGCTCAGATTAGCGCAAAGCGCCTTGGGGTCAGCATGTTGAGGATCCAGGTCAAGCCATGGCCAGGAGATGCATGGGTCAAGAAAGATGATCTGGAGACTGTGATGTCCGGAGAGGATGCTGTTAAACATCTTGAAGATGGAGGGATATAATGTCTGTTAAAAAAGCAACGATACTAAAGCTTATTGATGATACAGCAAAATCAGCGAATGAATTAAAAGGAGATTTTGCTTGGCAAGCAATTGGCATGTCAGGTGGAGATCCTGAGCTTAAAGCTGAGCTTGAATTAAAAGCTCATGTCTATAATGCAAAGGAGGAAACGTGTAAAACAATTTATAGAATAGTTGTGGAGAATCTTTAATGAATAAATCAAACATTGAATGGACTGACTGCACCTGGAATCCAATGACCGGCTGTTTGCATGGTTGCACATATTGCTATGCCCGAAGGATAGCGGAAAACCCCAGATACAAAAAGTCATTCCCAAAAGGGTTTGCGCCTGATTTCCATGACAAGCGCCTTGGACAGCCTGGGGAGACCTCAAAGCCTCAAGCGGTCTTTGTGGGATCCATGACAGACATGATGGGAGAATGGTGGACCAGGGATGATATAAATGCTGTGATAGAGGAGTGCCATCTGGCCAGTCAACACACCTTTCTATGGTTGACAAAGAATCCGGGCAGGTATGCTGATTTCATATGGCCGTCTAATTGCTGGCTTGGCGCAACTGTCACAGGCCCAGAGGATCTCCAGAGAGCCTCACATCTTTACTTGACTGGACAACCTACCTTTATAAGCCTGGAGCCCTTGCTGGCTCCCTTGGATCTGGACAGCATCAACTCTGATTTCTCCACTGAGGCGCATCCCGGCAGAGTTGTGCCATGGCATGACTATATAAAACAGGTCATTGCCGGCTGTCAGACAGGCCCAGGAGCGCTCCCAGCGGATCCGGCATGGTTCAAGTCCCTCAAGGAGCAATGTGAGGCTGTGGGAGTGCCTTTCTTTCTCAAGAAAGTCAACAAGAAAACTCATCTGCTTGACGGCAGAGAGCATAAAGAGCTTGCATGGGGGTTGAATAAATGATGATCAAAGAGCTGGCCAGCATGATCCATCAGACTGCCAAAGACAAAGGTTTCTGGGATGAGGAGCGTAATTTTCGAGAGATGATCGCTCTGATGCATACTGAACTCTCAGAGGCACTTGAGGGCGATAGAAACGGCATCCCAGAGGGAGAAAAAGGCTGTGTATCTGAGGAGTTTGCAGATGTCATTATCAGAGTGCTTGACACAGCTCATGAGCGGGGTTTAGATATTGAAGCCGCTATCCTCAAGAAAATGAAATACAACGAAACCAGGGAGCACAAACATGGTAAAAAATATTAGGGAGGTCCAATGCGAGTAAAGTTGACTGTTACGATTGATGGCCAGATCTGCTATATGCCTGTTACGTTTTCTGATGTCCAATTCAGAGCGCTGAGGCAGGCCATCCTCAAGCGCCGCTATCCCGTTGATGTGGACAAGGAGAAAAGGTCCCTCAAGATCTACTCAGAGGGCCTGAGCGATTCTGAAAAGTTGTTGATGCCTCAGAGGGTCAAGGAGGCAATAATCAAGGTTCAAAGGAGAGAGAAATGATAATTGCAACTTACTCAGGCCAGCTCATTGATCTACAGGATCCCAAAATGCATCAGATCCAGATGCTGGACATTGCACACAGTCTCTCAATGCAATGCCGTTTCAATGGCCATACGCATGAATTTTATAGCGTGGCTGAGCATTGTGTCCTGGGATCCATCCAGGCTGAAAATGATGGCTATTCCAGAGAGGACACTCTTGGCTTCCTGATGCATGATGCCGCTGAGGCCTATGTGTCGGACCTCAATGGCACGATCAGACAGCATCATCCCAGCTTCATGGCCCTTGAGGAAAGCCTCCTCCATCTCATCTGTGAGAGGTTTGAGATCCCTCCATACAATGAGGTAATGGTTGATATCATGGATAAAAGGATGCTGGCCCTTGAGAAAAAAGTTGCCATGGCCAATGATACTCCATGGCCAGGGGTTGAGCTCCCGGATCCAGCTGAGATAACTCTCTCATTCTGGACTCCCCAGATTGCAAGAGGGGAATTCATAAGGCGCTTTCACGCCCTCACAGAATAGCCTTGACTATTATATTATGAATAGAATATAATAGAAACCTGAAAGGAGAGGATCATATGACAAGGATTATCTTTTTAAAGAATGGCCGGCGATTTGCCAAGCTCCATATGGAAGAGATAATACTCACTAAAAAGTCTGTTGGCTTTGGAGCCATGGATCCTCATGATCCAAATGAGACTGCCTTTGATATACGGCTGGAGACAGATCATCCTCAGCTGGACAAAAAAGCTGATGAGATGCTGGAGCTCCTCAACAGAGGCCATAAATGGATGATGGAGAGCTTGCAGGAGTCCAAGCATCAGGATCCATTTATTGTTGCGGATGTCTATAACTTTTTATTTCAACTGGACAAGGAGAAAGGGTCATGATAGAAAGGATCTTTTGTGTAGGTTGTTTATGGATGGCCGTCTTTGCCGGCCTTCATTTTGAGATACTTGTGCCAGTGGCCGCTCTGATAGCTTGGCTTGTGGCATCGGTTATCACCTGTATTGTGATGGCAGTTGCAAAATAGGGGAGAGGCTATGGAGAAAAAGATAACAATTGGACCAATTGATCTCAAAAAGATCAATGCTTCTTTAAAAGTTGCAGTGGACAAGGGAGTCCAAGCTGGATTAAATCTACAGGCAAAAACCATGTGGGCCAAGGCAGCAATGGAGACTTTCCCGGCGGCCATGGCTGTATATAATCTAAAACACATCCCTCATCTTATGGCAGTGAAAGCTGCTCCTATTGTAATAGAAAAGGTTGTCCAATGTGGCTTCACTCAGGAGAAAGCTTCATTGCTATTCGAGCTTGTCATGGAGAATATCCGCAAACGGAGAATCATGAGGAAATTCAAACGCAAGGGAGGCAAGAGACAGAGATGAGAAAGACAAACAGATCAACAGCGTCCGGCTGGGAAGATTCAGGCCCTCAAGATATCATTCAGGATATCCATGATGCCAAGGAGCTCATAAAGAATGCCAGCCATCATCAGACAGAGCCCAAGATTATCCTTTCTCCTCCTATGTATAGATGTGCAAGAAAGATCATGAGAGAAAATGGCTTAAAGACTTTGAGCCAACTCATGAGTTTTCTTGCTGCTCAGGTAGTGAAAGAGGATGGCTCTGATAGACTCTTTGAGATCTTGGCTGCTGCACATGCAGGCGCTCCTATGCCGTCAAGAAAGGATAAAAGCCATGAAAGTTGACAACTATGATGATAGTTGGATCTCGGAAAACATCTGCATACAATGCACGGAGCGCCTCAATACATTGGAGGATAAATGCGGGTCCTGCCTGACCTTCATTGCAATGAAAGCGGATCTTGAGGGAAAGGACTGATACATGAAAGTTGATGAGTTTAGAAAATCATCCTGGTCATATGAAGATAAAAAAAATGCATTGCTTTTCATGATAGGGATCCTGATGATAGTGATCTCTTTCTGGCCGGACGGCAAACCTCAAAAGATTAAGGCCCCTGAGATCCGGATAGAGGTCATACGCGCCGATGATCAGTCCGCTGAGCTCTGTGTTGATGGCAAGCGGTTTATCATCCTTAAAGTGGACCAGGGAGCCATCACAGGCTATATGAGGGATCCTGATTTAAATATTTCCGCTTGTGAGATGAGACCATGATCAGAGTCTTTCCCAGAAAGACCAAATGGACTCCGGAGGATCCTCTTGTGTATATTGGCCATGTGCCTCTATTCAGGGCAGAGGAGGACCTCCCTGTCAAAATCTCTATCACTTTTACTGAGGATATCCCATTAGGCCAAAAGCTTTTTAAATCATGGAGCGGTCATTATTCAGATGTCCAAATTGGAGGACCGGCCTTTGATGATCCGGGAGCGGACTTTGTGCCAGGGAGATTCATAAAAGAGGGAGTCACAATAACCTCCAGAGGATGCATCAGGCGCTGTGGCTTTTGTTTTGTACCAAAGAGAGAGGGATCCACAATAAGGGAATATCCTATAAAGCCAGGACATATTATTCAGGATAATAATTTATTAGCTTGCTCAAGGACTCATATTGAGAATGTTTTTGAGATGCTTTCTAAACAGAGAAAAGGAATTAATTTTGCTGGGGGATTGGATGCAAGGCTCCTCAAGCCATGGCATATTGATCTGATCAATAAAATAAAAATTAAAGAGCTCTGGTTTGCTTGTGATACAAAAGGAGATCTCCCAGCACTTGAGAGAGCCTCAAGGCTTTTAAAATATATACCTATCAGGAAAAAACGCTGTTATGTACTCTTTGGATATGGAGATGAGACTCCCAAAGAAGCTGAGGCCAGAGCAAGCAGAGTCCTTGAGCTTGGCTTTTGGCCATTCGCTCAGCTCTATAAAGGGCCTGAGCGCCGCACATATGGCCGTGAATGGAGAGATCCTGTTTTTGTCTGGTCCAATCCGGGAATATATAAAAAGGAAATATCAAAATGAAAAACCTCAAGGCAAATAAACAGATCAAGGTCACTTGCAGTAATTGCGGAGCTGAGCAGATGTATAATGCAAAGAAGCTCCTCCGGGTTTCTGATCAGAGTGGTACTTTCCTAGTTAAATTGGGGAATAAACGTGCTATTAAATGCAAGAGTTGCAAGATGTCTTTTTGCAATACTAATAAAATGACTCGCAAACAACTCTATACTAGCATAAGTGGCAATAAAACAAATACAGCAACTGCAGGAGACTCAGATAATGAGTGATCCTTTTACATACGCAACCGTATTCTCAGGGATAGAGGCTCCCACTGTTGCCTGGGATAGCCTTGGCTGGGAGCCGGCATTTTTCTCAGAGATAGAGAAATTTCCATGCAAAGTTCTAAAGCATCATTATCCTGCCGTCCCTAATTATGGGGATGCAAACAAATATAAGGAGTGGCCTGACCATGGACAACTTGGACTTATTTGCGGGGGATCCCCCTGCCAGTCATTCAGCATTGCTGGCCTCAGAAAAGGAATGGATGATCCGCGTGGCAACCTTTGCCTTGTCTATCTGGGAATCATTGCCAAGTATAATCCCCGCTGGGTCATTTGGGAAAACGTCACCGGCGTGCTGTCCTCTAACGAAGGACGGGATTTTTCAACCTTTGTCAGAGGGCTGGCTGAACTCGGGTATGGCCTTTCATGGAGAGTGCTTAACGCTCAATACTTCGGAGTACCCCAACGGAGGAGGAGAGTGTTTCTTGTCGGATATTTTGGAGACTGGAGACCATCTCTCGCGGTATTATTTGAGCCCGAAAGCCTGCGCGGGAATTTTAAGAAGAGCAAAGAAGAGAGGCAAGAAGTTGCCCCCACAATTACAGGAGGTTCTGGAGAGGATAGCTGCAAAGGGAAACAGTCCGGCTCAGACCGGATGATTTTTTGTGCAGAAACAGCTCCAACAATCGGAGCTGAGGCATATTCTCCATTTAAATCCCCCAGTGGTCAAATGGTAGATATGTGTATTTCTTATCGCAAGAAAGGCTTTGGAGATTATGAGCCTGACAATAAGGCCAGCGCCTTGAAGTCCAGAGACTTCAAGGATGCAACAGATTTAATTGCTTTTGCTCAAAATAGCAGAGATGAGGTCCGGATCATCGGAGAAAAAGGAAGGATCTCAGGCGCTCTTGCTGCAGAGCCGGGAATGAAACAGCAACCATATATTAGAGACAATTCAATTGTCCGGAGATTTACTCCTGTTGAGTGTGAGAGGCTCCAGGGCTTTCCTGATAATTATACTCTCATTCCAGGCATAGGCAGGACAATTAAAAAATATAATCATGAAATCATAATGTATCTCATGACATCATTTGGTTTCTCAGAATCAACTGCAAAAAGATTTGCAAAGCATCCTGACAATGTGAGGTATAAGGCGCTGGGCAATAGCATGGCCACTCCGGTTGTCCATTGGATTGGCCGGAGAATAAAACTCTATGAGGAGCTTTTTAATAATGAGTGATATGATCCCTGATAGTTTGAAAGATAAAATATATTATGAGGAGCCTGATATTGTCCTCCTCCATGGAGACTGTCTTGAGATCCTGCCTCAGCTCGAGCTGGAGTCCATCCAGTGCTGTGTAACATCTCCTCCATATTGGGGCCTCAGAGATTATGGGGTTGACGGCCAGGTTGGCCTTGAGGACTCCCCAGAGGCCTACACAGAGCGCCTGTCAGAGGTATTTCGGCATATCAACAAGATCCTCAAGCCTGATGGAACCCTCTGGCTCAATCTGGGAGATAGTTATGCAACAAATAGTGGAAAAGTAGGTAAGGCTCCGGGGGGAGGCCAACAAGGTGCAAGATGGATAGATGGGAAAGGACCTACAACTCAGCCTAACCGTATGCCAATAAAGGGACTAAAATCTAAAGATCTAGTAGGCATCCCTTGGCGTGTGGCCTTTGCTTTGCAAGCATCAGGTTGGTATCTCCGAAAAGATATAATAGAAGAAGTTGAAATATATTGCCCCTGTGGTTGTGGACATATTATGGAGGAGCGGATTGTCAGATATTCTCAGGACCGTGTAAATATTTGGCATAAACCAAATCCAATGCCTGAGAGTGTCAAAGATAGACCAACTACTGCTCATGAATATTTATTTTTAATGGCTAAATCAGAGATATATTATTATAATGCAGCCGCAATAAACGAACCTGCCAAAGATTATGGGAAAAGAGATAGGACAAACTGGAGCAAAAAAATTAACGCAAAAGAAATGGGCCAGCGCCCTCATATGGGAGGAGAAAAGTGTGACTTTTCTGAGAGTGGCAAAAACAAACGCTCTGTCTGGACCATCCCCATAAAGCCATACAAGGAGGCACACTTTGCCGTGTTCCCTGCAGAACTCATTGAGCCTTGCATCCTAGCCGGCTCTCGAGCTGGAGACATTATTGTGGATCCCTTTGGAGGATCCCAGACAACTGGAGAGGTCTGCAAGAAACATGGCCGGAGATATATTGGCATTGATATCAACAGAGATTCTCTGGACCTTGGCATCAAGCGCTTTCAACAGGAGGTATTATTTTAAATGGAGATCGAGTATATTAAATTTGACGGCCGGCGCAATTATAAAGTCATTGATGGCCGGCTATGTGAGATTTACAGTTTTACACATTCATGCTCTGGTTGTTATGAGACTATAGACGGCCATCCAGCAGGCAATTATCCATGGGATGATAAATCAAAATGCTACATTGGCGCGGGTTGCTTTGAATGTGGATATACTGGAAAGCGCATATGTTGTTTCTGGGCTCCTGTGCCATTCAAAAAAAGGAGGATCAACTGATGGACTGTTATTGTGATGAGCCAAATCCAGAGTTTTACAATGCAATAGACAGAATAGCAGCAAAAGATCACAAATGCTGTGAATGTAATAAGCCCATTATAAAAGGTCAGAGATATAGATACATATCCGGCAAGTGGGAGGATTTCAGGGTTTTTAAAATGTGTGAGGCCTGCTCAGACATATGGGATAATCTGTCAGCTCTTGGTTTTTGCTTATGTCATGAGAATCTTTCAGAAGATTATGAATATTATCTTGATGGCATTGGCAGTAAGAAACATGCCACAGAGATAATGGAATGCATCTATACCAACTAAAAAGGAGGGTTAATGCTGCCTGATAAACCAAAGATAATTGTCTTGTGTGGATCATCACGTTTCACTGATGTTATGGCAGCATGTGCCTGGATGCTCGAGCGTGAAGAAAAAGCCATCACAATGGGCCTCCACTTGCTCCCCTATTGGTACAGCCTTGAGGAGATCCCGGATCACCTGGCAGAACATGAGGGAGTTGCTGATGCCATGGATGAGCTCCATCTCAGAAAAATAGATCTTGCTAATGAGATCTTTGTTGTGAATTGTCAGAATTACATTGGCCAGAGTACAAACCGGGAGATGATATATGCAATTGAGAGAGATTTGCCGGTCCGGTTTTATACAGATGATCCAATTGGCACAATGGTCAGTGATAAAATAAAGGCTTTTGTCAAAGCCGAAAAAGAGAGAAAGGAGCGTGAACATGAAGCCAATACACATTGATGCAAAGACCATATCAGATGCATGGTTCCAGCTGGTATGGCACATCTTCGGAGGCGCTTACAAGCAGGCCATCCAGAGAGGATCCTTTGAGGGAGAACAGCACAGGCAGCAATACCCAGGGGCCAGCATTTACATTGAGTTCCCTGGTATGGATATTGTCCCTCATATCCCTCCGGGCCTGGGGATTCCCGCTCCCACAACCATGGAGTATATTGAGGATTACTTTGCCGGATACATCATGGATCCAGACCTGGCAGAAAACGAGACCTACAAATACGCCACAAGGATCCATGCCAACATGCCACTCCAGGGAGACACACAGTATCAGCGGATAGTGAAGATGCTCAAGGAGACTCCCCTGACAAACCATGCCGTCATTGAGATCGCCACTCCCTATGATCTGGACACATGCATTGGCAATGATGGCAAATGTGATCCTCCCTGTCTGAGGCTCATTGACTTCAAGGTCATACCTCCTGATGTGCTGAGCGTGTCCGTATTTTTCCGGTCATGGGATCTCTGGGCAGGCCTCCCCACGAATCTTGGAGGCATCGAGCTCCTCAAGCAGCTGGTTGCTGAGGAGACAGGCCTCAAGAATGGCCCAATGTATGCCTACAGCTCAGGACTCCATATCTATGGCTATCAGGAGGAGATGGCCAGGATCCGGACAAACATGGCATCAGGAGGAGTCGCTCAGGAGCGCCCAGAGCCAACTCCTGAGCCTGGAGAGGGGGAGGCCCTCACAAAAACCTGATCTAAACCTCACTCAGCTCCATATAAAAAGGGCTCCGGAGAGATCCGGAGCCCTTTTAGTTTTCAGAAAACGCAGGTTTTATGTCAGCTGCAGTCAACCAATGCCGGCAAATGCCGGCCCACCATCCAGATGTCGGAGCAGGAGTCCCTGGCCGGCAGCGTTTGCATTATCGGTCACAGTTATTCCAGCAGAGATATCAGCGCCGGCGCGTACCTCGATAATCGCCAAGCTGGATCCGCTGTCTGTGTTCATAGAGTCCATCAGAATGAGAGTTGCAAAAAGATCCATAAAGGTTTTTCCGGACTCTATGGATTTGCAGTCCACAGAGCCCCTGCAAGGCATAGCGTCCGGGGTTATCCCCCTGAATTCCATGTCCTGCATGATGCTTGCCAGAGGACTGTCCATAGGGTCCGCGTGATGAGCAAAAGCCGGGAGCGCGGCCCACATGGCCAGCATGACAACCATCAATACCAACAGCATTGTCATAATCTTTTTCATGCATACCTCCTTTTATCAGATGCCTGATTTTAACACTCACGGAGAGTGATGTCAACAAAAAAGGCCCCTGATTTCTCAGGGGCCTTGATGCTGTCTAAATGATTGATTATAACCTAGCGCAATTCGGAAAGCTCTGCAGCGCTACCCTCTCTTGCTACCTAATCAAAACACTCAGATATAACCCGCAATGGGAAGGCCTAGCATCATTGACCTTGTTAGCTTCTTTTATTATAACAAATTATAAACATATGTCAACAAAAAAGGCCCTCCGGAGGAGAGGAACCGGAGGGCCTGAGCGCGGAGGATCAGCACCACGCTTTTCAGAGATCGTTATTATGCAAATACTTTCTCCATGGCCTTGTCCATTGGCCTCTGGCCCAGCCACCATGTTACTGCAGTAACCATGAGATACAGGATGATGGAGACAACTCCCTGAGCCTCAACAATGGTCAGGACATCCGCTCTGCTCAGGACCTTTTCCAGGATCAGATGGCCTTGATACATGAAATAATATGTGATGGCCGGCCTGATAGTCTTGTTGATAATGTCCACAAGGGCCATCAGGAAAGCTATTGGCCCTGCTATCCAGGGATGTATCTTGTTCATATATGACTTGTCAAAGGCTGGGGCCATGATATCTTTCTGGCTCTCCTTGAAAGCGTCAATGGCCGCAACCTCTATCTCAGCATCTGCCGCTGCCTTGTCCCTGGCCATCAGGAGCGTGGACTCAAGCCTCATATCCTCCTGGTCAGCCTTTCTCATCTCAGCCTCATGGGCCTGGTCAAGCTTTTTATTCTTGATTTTCTGGTATGAGGTTACAAACGTGCCAATAATGCCCGTAAAGCCTCCCAGAATGCCTCCCAGGCCTCCTGAGAGCAATCCTCCTGCTATTTCTAAGGCTGTGCTAACTAATTCCATGCCCTGCCTCCATTATGTGTAGTTTAAAGGTTTCCATGGCCATCAGGCTTGTAAAGCGCCTGATAGCCGGTTTAGAGCTCAATATGGCCCTCTGGCCATAGACAGTGCCTCTGGCCAGCCCAAGGAGCAGGCATCCCCATGTATGGGTCTTGAGGCCTCGAGAGCGGTCTCCTCCCACGTTGCCCGGATGGATGAGGCAAACCGTCCGGCCAGGGATCTCTGTGATCCAATAATGTATCTTATATTTTCGGCTCCAGCGCTTATGGACTTCATAGGATCCGGCAGGGATTGATGATATATTCCTCTGGTTGTTGCGGTCCGGAGGCTCCATGGTATAAAAGCGGACTCCCCTGGCATAGAGGAGTCCCTCAGTGCCGTGGTCTGATGTTCTAGTCCGTAGTAGAGTGACTTGAGGGAGCATTTCTGTCCACCTTTCCAAGGAAATAATTGACATTATCCCCATATCTTTTTATCAGATGTTCAATAAATTCCTGGCAGATATCATAACCTCCCGGATGCTTGACCACTTCCTCCCAGGCCTTTATGATCGGATTCTCAGGCATCAACCTCCAAATATACTTGAGGCTCCGATTACCAACAGAGCGGCTGAGGCGATAAATGCCACTATCTTTGCATAGCCGGCATTCCTAATCCTGCCGATCAACTCAACTTTGACGGTTTTTATTTTACCGTCTTGCTCCGTATCGGCAACTTTTCTTTCAGTGATCTCATCTGTCAGAGTCTTTCCCATAACAGCAATGGCAGCCTGGAGGGCCTCAGATGATTTCTCTGAGCTTTTTCTCACTGCAGAGATATCCAGGGCAGCATTTTTAACATAGCCGGCCAGCTCGGCATTTGTCCTTGCAGAGGCAACCATAAACTCATGGACCTGGCCATTGAGAGTGCCGTGCGCCTCCTCCACTTTCTGGACATCTCCTGCAACATGCTCGATCATGCGCTCAAGCTCATCAGTGCCGGCCATGGATCCCCCTCTAAATGTATTTTTTCTCTATTGCTTCTTTCAGCTCTGCATAACGCACCTGGGCTTTATTCAGGGCATCGGGATCTCCCTCAAGCTCCAGATCAAGCCTGTACTGATGGACTCTGTTCTTTGCCAATTCTAATGCCTTGATCTTTTCTGCATCTTTCTGAGTGCTTGACAGCACAGAGATCCTCTGGGCCTCTATCTCATCTCTCTGGTCCTCTGTGAGAGCGTCTGCAGTGTAAGCTTTGGCAGGGACTTTCTCTCCCAACTTGGAAATAGTGGTCTGTGTCCAGCCGGCAGCGGTCTTTTTCCAGTAGACAATGCCCCTGTTATCAGGGATGATATTGCCTCCGATATCCAGAAAAGAATCCTCCTGCAGAGCATGGATCTTTTTCATAAGGTTTGATATCTCATCATCCTGCAGGCAGATTTCTCCGTCTTTTGGCATGAAATAAACAGCATGTTCAACAAAAAGTCTCCGGCGCATTTTCTCCAGAGCGGGAGTCATGGCCTTGAGGTCAGCCATCTGGCCATAATATATCTCCATGGATTGCCTGTTGTCCCTGGAATGGTCCTCCGCTGCTTTTTTATTCTTTGCCTTGTAGGCCAGGTTAGCTGCTTTCAATGATGCATTTGCTTTCTGGAGAGTTTCCTGCATAGCTTCCTGCTGCTTTGTTATTGCCTTAAACTCATCCGTGTCAGGCAATTTTTCTTTAACTATCTTGCCTGTCTCAACAGGGTCAATCACAAGACTTGCAAACCCTGACACTATCTGCAATCCGTCAATCTTTCTGTATAGTACAGTTTTCATTGTAGCTCCTTTAGTATGTTATGCCATGGACAACAGAAACATTGACCATGCGCGATTCAGATGATATGCGGGGAGTGCCATCCACGCCATTGGTCTTGGGTGCAGATGTCAACATCTGCTCCGCTACCCCTCCAGGTGTTTCTGAGACTCTGGATGTTGCTAATCCTGGAACCTCATTTGTTGTAATTCCATAGATATCAGCGGCTCCTCCTACTCCAGCGGCAAGCCCATTATAAAATAAATGCCCCTGGAGTGCATCAAGCTGATTGTCTCCAAGGAATCTACCTGCTCCATCCGGATCCACACTGGCCGCAAGATCAAGACCTCTGAGGACATAGCCCCTTGTCTCGGGCAGGATCAGATAAATTCCTGCCGTATTGGGGATCGTGCCGGCAGCATCATCAGCATGATAATAGCCTCCACCTGCCGCGGCAACAGCGGCATTGTTCCCGTCTCCAACATAGACGGCAGCGTCCAGATCAGGAAAGCTGGACCGGAGGACTCCCTGGCCATTCAAGAGGAGGACTCTATCTCCATTGACAGCAGGATCCCCATCTTTCCAGTAAGTGACTCCAATGCCTGGGCCAATGGCAAAGCCTTTTATAAGTGCCTCAACAAACTGAGAGGCGCTGTCAGACTCTGACACTCCATCAGGAGTGAGTCCGGCCCTGTTCATGAGGGCCTGTCTGGCTCCCCACATATCATCAATCATACCTTTGACAAACTCAGTGCCGTCCGTTGCTGATGGTCCGGATGCGTTTCTTGATTCAGTATCCGGGAAATCAACTCCATTTGTGTTTGTGAAAAATGTCTTGTAAACAATCATTCTCTTGTCCCTCCGTTATACATAAGTTACGATCAATCCAGCCCATGTATGGAGTGGCTTATATCTCATGATCGTCCTTTTAAACTCCTCCTGTCTTTCATTCGGTATCTCAGCTGATTCAATTGCTGTCAATGCTCCTGTGCCTGGATCCCTTGTGGCCGGTCCACCTACAAAGAAAATAAAAGGCCATGCATCAGGGTCTGTTGGGATCTCATACTCAAATGGAACTATTGCCATCTCATCAAACTCTCCGGCTGTGGATCCGTCTCCAGCATAAATAGTATTTGCCACAACAAGATATAAAGGAGAGGTTGAAAATATATCTCCGTTCACAAGGAGCTCTCCACCTATGCGAGAGGCAAAAGCATCTGAGCGTCCGGCATAGGCATTGCCTCCTCCAGCAACCATCTGGAAATCCTGGTCAAGGAAAATGGCAGGGTCAACAGCAGGATCATTCTGATGGACAAATACATCAAAGCCTGCATCTTGCAGGGTTGTCTCCAGATCATCCTCTGTGCCGTCACTGTCAGCATTATAGACAAGGGCATTGAGGCGCTGCCGGCGTGTTTCCTCTGTGAGCCTGGGGTCAACAAGTATTCCATATTCTCTCTCAAGATCAGAGAGGATCGGAGTTAAAAGAGGATTGCGGATATCCGCAAGTTGTGCCAATGCAACACGGACAGCATCAGAATCAAGGGCCATGCCGTCAAGGAGCTGATCAAATCCCTCATCATCCTCCGGTCTCCATAAAGCTCCCGGAGGCAGGAGATCATTGATATGGGCTCTCATGAGCTCTTGCCCGTTAGACATAGGTTACTCCTCCGGACTTGCCAAGCTCTCCGGGATTGAGTCTGTATTGAGACACAAAGGATCCCACTGAGAGGCCAAAGGCAACAGCGGACGCTGATGAGCCATTGGCTGAGAGTATATCCTGCACAACCTCTGAGACTGTGAGGTCCGTTATGAGATCATCTCTGTCCAGAGGAGAATCTATACTGTCAACAAAGGGCTTTATGCCCCTGAAATAGCTTGAGAGAGCATCCTCAATCTTTGTCTTTACAGTGGCCTCTATATCGGGAGGCGCTGTCAGATCGTTTATCTGGACAAAGAAAGATATCCGCGTAATGGAATCAATAAACAGCGTCTCATCAGTGAGGCCAAGAGGTTGTCTGGCAAATCCTGTCACAGGGTCAGTTGTAATCGATTCCCTTACCTCATCAAGCAGGCTCTGGGGAGCTATTCCATCAGGGTCAATGCTTGTGGTTGCCTCAACATAAACTGTCCGATCCGGAGGCACACTGACAACAGGATCTCCGAATGGCCGGCCAGAATATGGGTATCCTCTAAGGACTCCTGCAACCTCCTCAGCCCAGGACCTAAAGTCAAAACCGTTGCCTCCCCCGCAGACAGCGCGTTCCTTGTCCAGCACGCGGAGCCGGTATGCATCATCCGTCTCCTCCTCCGCGCCTGTATTTAAAATAGCCGTTGTCTGTCCTGTTATAATTGCCACAATAGCAATTGATTCTGCTCCGGGTATTTGTGTGCCAATAGACAGCGTATCTCCAGCCTGCAAGTTTCCAATAACCCCAACTACCTCAGCAGTCATAGTTAATTCGGCTATGCCTGGGGTTGGCGTTCCTATTGTTGCCGCTGCATTCAGGAAATATCTTACTCCATTGGCAACCCCTATAAAATCAGTTGTCTGAGGTATAACCGTTGTATCCGTTCCCGGCAATGTGGCTGTCAATATTGTTGCCTCTGCCACCTTCCGTGTAACTCCCAGATTGGCTCCTATGAGGTCAAGTCCCTCGCCTGTGGCCGTAAGGGCCAGCACCTGGAGGATCCTCTCCATGGCGTATTTGTAAAGGGTTGTAAATTGCAGGGCCTCCATGGCGGCAAGCACTCTCAGGAATGCTTTGTCAGCAAGTGGCGCATCCTGTCCAACCTCTGCCTCAAAGTTTGCCAGATTGTTTGCTTTTTGCTCCTCAGTTGTTGGGATTATAGCTGCCATTTATATCCTCTCATGTGCTGGATTAAGATTCTGGAAAATCCAGTTTAAACCGTTTTTCTCAAGCAACAGGTCCATGGCATCCTGCCCGGGAGGCTCTATCCTGATGGCAAAATTCAACCTGTATGAATTTGGGTTGGATACATTGACTGTCACTGTGCCAAAGACAGGATCATCAAGCGCTCTCTTGGCGGCCTGGATCATATCATTCAATGAACTCACTGTAATTGACTGGTTGGCAGCGTCAAGAAAATCAGATCCTATCTGTTGAGCGGGGTCCTGAAAGAGTGTATTTCCTATCCATCCGGGCTTTGTGAATAGAGATATAAGGACAAGGTTCTCAAGGCCCTGGTCCATGACCGGCTGGCCTCCTTTAAAAACAAGGCGGCTCCCATTCTCCCCCAGGACAAGAGCCGGATCTCCCTGATAGATATTAATTGTCATGACCAATAATCCTCCTGCACGAGTTCACAACAGGCATCCATAATGATATTAAACTTATCTTTGAGCCATTTAATCATGGCATCAATTCCTCATATATTAATTCGATTGTTTTTGTATGGAGGTTCATTTTGATTTTATTTTTTTCATAAAAATCTTTGGCAGTGTCTCCAAAAACTCTTGACATACCTCTCCAATCAGCAATCATATGCATTATATATTTCTTAGGCATAGTAATTGCTATGCCTTGAGAATTAATCCAGAAATCCCAATGATGTTTATTCCTGTGTTGATGTAATAACCAGGCTATTTCAAAGTTAATTTTAATTTCTTCTGTTATAGGTTTATTACCATAGAATTTAATGGCATAAGGAATAAACTCTGAGGGCATAAACTTTGAAAGATCATGAGTAAAAGCATGTAATATTAATCCCATCTTAAAACATTCTAAAAAAACATAATATTTATGTTTAATAATATAAATGAAATAATTGATATATTTATTCATGGTAACAATACCTCATCAACCTTTGCAGAGGAAAGATCAAGGCTCAGGGATCCTGCAGTCCCTGAGCCGTCTGCTTTAGTAGCAAATAAAGCATTTATTGCTATGATTAATGTCTGCATTTGAGTATCCAAAGCATTAAACCTCACCGCGTTATCTGCATTTCCATTCAATTCTATGTTACCTGATGTCAGCAGATTAATAAAGGCTTTTATTATGCCTCCATCAACAGAGTATATCTGCTTGTCTCCGGGGTCTCCAAAGGGAGCAATGCCATCATCCGCGGCCACAGCAACCTTGAAAGCAGAGCCTATATCTATGATCAATACCTGGCTATCATCAGGAGGGTTGCTGTTCTCTCCGGAGGGGTTCATGAGCTGGACCGTCTGGACATCATCCGGATCCGATATCTCCACCTGCAGGAGCAGGACATCATCAGATCCGTCCCTGTTCTTGCCAATCGCTCTCCCTGTCACCTTGCCAATTCGGACGCTCATTTCCAGGGCTCCTCCAGGGGTTCTCCTGTATAGACTTGAGGAGGCACAATATTGAGTGTGGCCGTCCTGGCCGTGCCGTCAAGCACATACTCCACTGAGCGGATAAGGAAGTCAAAGCCGTCTGGCACATGGATTGCCTCTGAGATCACCGTGACAAGGGTATTTTCTCTCCAGAGGTTGCCTGCGGGGTCAAACCAATCAGAGACCGGCAGGGGGATTGTGAGAGCGTCTGCAAGCTGCTTGGATCTCCTCCAGTCCGCTGCCTTTTGGATATCCCCCTTGGTAGTCTCATTAACCGTGAATGTCAGGAACCTCGAGCGCGGGACATTATCATCATTGGCAATGCCAACCTTGTTGCCGGCCGGCGATTTGCCAAGAGCTCTATATGCGTTAAAACGTGCGCGCCCATTAAAACCTGCCTTGAAGTTCCTGACAAGTTGCCGGCCCTCCTCAAGCGTGGCCACAGGCGCTCCTGATGCTGACTGATGGACAAGGAGATCTCCTTGTGGGGTTGATGATAGGAGTCCGCTCCGCTGTCTGGATAGTTTATTCAGATGATTGAATATGGTATCACCTTCATTGGCCGTGATACGGTCAAAGGGATCTCCAGGATCTATATCAAATATCACAGCAATGCCGATCTGTGCCACAAGCTCCTCAGCCCTCTGCTTGAGCGTGAAGTTATTTTTTTCATATGGAGGCTTGAGGGTTGAATCCATCAGATCAGCCGTGAAACTAAATCCCTCCAGATTTTTTCTCCTCCCTGAGCCGGAGATCTCAGATTCAATATTATAAAGTAGGCCATTGACAAGGAGCTCTCCTCCAATATACACGGAGGCTGGGAGATAACTATATGGCAGGAGCCTCTTGTCCAACTCCAGATTGAGTCCCGGAGCCCAGGCCAGTGATGCTGTCCAGCCATCTGCTACCGTGTCCATTGTCCGGAGGATCCGGCAGGAGTCCACAGGGACCTCAAGGCCGTCAAGGATGAGGGTCAGCTCATCAGGGGCCTTGTTGGACAACGTGGTCTCTGAGACCTGTGTTTTAAGCTGCTCAAGGCCGGAGTCCAGAGGGATAAATATCTGCTCTCCAGGGAATATGACATCAGGATCTCCGGACCGGAGCTGAGACTGGTTGGCTTTAAATATCTTTGGCCAGAGAGTAGCGTCTCCATATGCGCGCTGAGCTACCTGGCTGAGGGAATTCTCATCCTGCACAATATATGTCTTGCCTGGAATAGGGTTAGGCATTTAAACACTCCCTATCAAATTGAAATTCTTTAATAGGCAATGATCTCAGGTTGCTATCAGCAAGCTCCCAGACTTCAAACCATATTTTGGAAAAATCCCCTCCAATAATAAGCATCAAAGGCTCAGGGGTTAAAGCCTCCGGAGCGTCTCTGACAATTTTCATTGCCTCTAAATCCAGAGGGCTTGCATTTATTGGACCATCAGGATGAGAGTGCCAGTCTCCAAGATATCTGAGCCGGCCATCAGTGGCATCATATATCTCATCCATTTTTATTTTTTGCCAGTCCGTATCACCTTCAAAATAAAATTGCTCATGAATTGCTCCATGTCCAGGGCCAATTATATCAGTGATAATTACGTCCTGCCCCTTGTGATAACCAATTAAAACTCCTCCTGTTTCGAGAGGATATTTTTCCTTGGCTTTAGCCATAATTGACATCATAGCCTGAGTGTCTATCCAACATTTCTCAGTCATTTATATATTCCTATAATCTGAGTTATTTCTTTATAGGCTGAAAGGGTAGGGATAAGTGGATCTAAAGGATCAAATACAGTGCCATCTTTTAAGACAACAATTGCATGAGATGTCTGAGCCAGAGTCATTACTTTAACAATGTTTATCTCTGCCCAAAGTTTACAGGGCCAGGGATCTCTTTTTTTATTGAGTCCTTTGGCTTGATATCCTGGCCATTTCCAATTGATGGATATCCCATGCTCAACAAAAAATTCCACATAATCAAAATGAGTGAGGCCGGCCTTTGAAAAATCCTTGGCGCTATAAAAATCTCTGACATAATCATAGCTATGACCAGAGACCATAGCCATACAAGCCACAGCGCATCCATGAGAATCTTTTTGGCTGATATGTGCTATCACCGTTTGACCTCAGTGTGAAGATCATCCATGCCCGGACAGTCAGGGAGCTCCACAGTCTTACCTTTGAATTTATGATGGCAATCATTAAGGAATCGGATCTGGCCATCCTTGATAAACGAATGGCAGCGGGTCTGTGGATCATCTTTATTCACAAGCAGGCTTGGAGAGATGGTTGGATTATCCGGCTTGCCATTATATTCCCAGATAGGAGAGACATCAGGCCCCTCAACATAAATCCTGTGATAAGCCTCACAGCCAGGGCAGAAAAACCAGCAGGACTTCCCAAGGATATTCTCCTCTTTGTCCTTGACCGTTGCCTCTCTGAATTTACTCATAGGGCCATCCCTCCCCAGACTTGTCCATAATAAAATTGCCTCCATTAACCTTTATAGTAATGCCAAGTTTTTCCAGCATATCCATATTCTGGATCATCCAGCTTTTAACGATCATGCTTGTAACTTCTTCCTCTGTTGAGCCGGCAATACCAACAAGGCTCTGGACAACATGAGCTGGACCTTTTTCAAGTGGAGTTTTGATATGCTTTATGGATTTTTTCTCAGACATAAACCACAACCTCTCTGCCGGCAAGGAGCATGATTATCTCAAGGCCCTCGATCTGGTTTGTGGTTATAAAGAAATCAAGATTGGCATCTCCCTCTCCAAGGGATCCATACTCCTCAATGGTTATCCTGATGGGGGATTTTTGCTGGCTCAGGATAAACCGTTTTTCAATGGCCAGGTTGAATATGGACCGCAAGAGAAAGGCTTGAGTCAGTGCTGTGAGAGTTGCAACAGTGGGGAAACTCTCGCTCTGTGAGAAATACTGCACATCAATTGGCACGCTCTCAAAGGCTTCTTGAGAGGAATCCAGGTTGTCTATTGTGTCATTCAACAGGGCTGCATTTATCTCTATTGCCTCCACTGCCTGGAGCCTTGAGTTGAGAGTCCCTGTGGAGGAGATCCCCGCAACCGCTCCAATGCCGGCTATCAAAGCAACCTCTTTCACGGATACAATATTCCTGCCCTCAAGGTTCGCTCCTCCGGGATCCAGACCAAATATCTCATCAGCATAACGGCCATAAGCGTCAAGCCTTGCCTCCACATCGGCAATGGCCAGCGCCGGCAACTGGACAAGCTGCTGGACCTGGCCGGCCACAGAGAGGATATCCATTGGCACAACGGCAAGGACAGAGGATATCCCTCTTGATGGAGGTCATGCGCGCTGTGATTTCAGCATTGAGATCTGATATGCTCTCAAGCGTACTCTCAACAACGGCAATGACATTATTTACAGCGCCCTGGAAAGCTGATACCTGGCCGGCAGTGTCCTGAGATACATTGGCCAGGAGTTGGTCAGCAGAGCTCCCATTGGCCACATTGATCTGGTTGGCCACTGAGCTTTTAAGTTGAGCAGGGGATGCCAGCTGGGCCTCTCTGATAGGCTCCAGCCAGACAGTATCAAACTGTGTGAGGTTGCCGGATTCTACAGGGAGCGCCTGCTCCGTTGCGGAGACCAGTTGCAGCTCGAGCTGACCATGGACAGGATGCACTACCTGCCAGCGGCCATTTTCCTTGCAGGCATCCAGGAACCTGTTGGACTCCAGATCATGGTCCTCTCCCTGAAAAAATATTGTCAGGGGATAACGGACAGGGCCAACATCCAGGTCCTGGACAATGGCCCCGCGGACCTTGGGATATTGGAATATTCCAAGCTTCTTTTCTATGCTCCGGGTATTGCCCTGCCAGAGGGCTGTGAATTCTGAGCCTCCGGGGGAGGTCAGCTGGATTGATGGCCTGAGCCTGTCCAGGAAACTCATTGGTTGGCTCCCAGCAATTCAACCTTGATAGGAGGAGCGCCGGTTGTCTCGGACTCCACTGTTGAGCCCGGAGGCGCGCCGGCAATATTCAGCTGGCCATTGAAATTGATCTTTTGCCTTGCCTCAACCTCAGCAGTATTTGGGGCCTGCCTGTTTTCCTCTGCAGCTGCAGACTCTCCATCTCCAAATCCAAGGAAACCTTTAACTGCTTTAAATGATCTTGAGAATATTTTAAACTTCTTTTCAAGGACTACCATCAACCCAATTAGAGATGCAATAGCTATAATTATAATTCCAACGGGGTTTGCGGCCATTACAACATTAAGGATGCCCATTGTTCCAACCATACTTTTTAATACCAAAAGGAATCTAATAAATCCAATAACAGCCTGGACAATCGCAAGGCCCTTGAGCATAACGCTATATGCAAGAAAGCCTGCCACTATGCCCTGGAGGAGAGGCACAAAGGGTTTCATTATATTAAACATGGTTGTCATGACATTAATTGTAGTTTGCACCGCATTGATTATGGGCTGTATATCGAAGTTACGCACGATCTCCGTCAGTTTATTAATGGCATTCCCTCCGCGTTTCTCAAATGCTGTAAAGAATTTAAAACCTGTCTCAATGGCTGCTGACTGGAGGGCCTTTAATCTGTTGCCAAGGCTCTGTCTCATGATGTCAGCCATTTTCTTTGATGATCCTGCTGAATTATCCAGCTCATCTCTGAATGCCCTGATCTTGTCAGTGCCTGCCTTGAGCAGGATATTGAATCCTGTAACAGCCCTGTTACCAAATATGGTTGTCAGGGCTGCTGTTTTCTGAGCCGTTCCCATTCCTTTGAGTCCTTTCTCCACATCGGTAATAATATCCACAACATCCCTGAAATTGCCGTCTGCATCCTGGACCTCAACTCCTAATTTTTTCAGGACTCTCTGTGCCTCCGGGGTTGCCTTGGCAAGCCTGAGCATGACATTTCTCAAGGAAGTGCCGGCCTCTGATCCCTTGACTCCTGAATTGGCCATGATCCCAACCAGTGCATTAAATGATTCCATGCGCTGGCCAGCTGCCGTGAAAGCAGGAGCGCCTTTCTTTACAGCCTCAAACATATCCTCCATATTGGTATTGGTCCGGGCCATGGTCAGGGCCATGACATCATTTACTCTGGTAAAATTCTTTTGGAGTTGCGTTGTGTCCTCAGTCATAAGCCCAAAAGCTCCAAGGGAATCAGACGCGATATCCGTTGCCCTGGCAAGATCCACATTGGCCACTGTGGCAAGGTCCACAACTCCCGGCAAAGTAATCATGGACTGCTCTGCATTAAAGCCGGCCATGGCCAGGAAGTCAAGGCCCTCAGCTGCCTGTCCGGCGCTGAATTGAGTGGCGGCTCCAACATCTCTTGCGGTTTTCTTGAGGTTCTGGAGGGTTTTCTGGCCGGCCTGAGTGGTAATATCAAGGCCCTTGAATTTTGCTGAGGAGGCTGTGATGGCCTGGTCAAAGCTGACAAACTCTCTGGCCACTGAGCCAAGGCCCCTGGCCAGTCCACCTGTCACACGCGATACAGCGCCGGCTGTGAGGATCCCCTTTGTGATGCTTTGAAATTGAGAGGCTCCCTTGGAGGCCTGTCTGAATGCCTTGGTTGATTTGTTCCCGAATTTATCAGCGCCTCTGCCCATGGATCCAAAGGCTTTTGTCACTCTATCCTGGGCAGTAAACGCTGTATTAACGGCAAAATCAGGCATCCGGAAAGCTCTCCTTTTTGGCAAGTAGTTGATGCCAGCCCTGCCAGTATTTCAGCTCATGATAAGGCATAGCCTTGATCTCTGAGGGAGATGCTCCCCTGTGGAAAGCATCTCCCATTGCCTGGTCCAGCCTGTCTATTACACCTGTAAAAAAAGGCAGCCGATGCACTCCGCAAGAGAGAGATCAGGGCCTTTCAATGCCATGATCCCATCATCTCCAATGCCTGTGAGCGAACCTGCAAGGGCATACATCCTGCCAAAGGGATCCTGCTCTGATTTGGTCTTGAGAGAAACCTTTGTCTTGCCTGTCAATACCCCATAGACCATGCTTGATTTCTCTCCCATGGGAAACTTGAAAGTCTGGACAAGCTCAACTCCGGATTCTGATTCCCTGATCTCAAGCCTGCCCTTTGTAATGGCTTTCATGATCCGGTCAATTGCCGAATCAACAGACTCCCTGGCAGATGCAGGGATAAGGGTTAAATCAAGATCATAATAATCCACAAACACTTTAAACTGATCCTTTGCAACTTTCTCTGAAATCTTGACAGCCTTTGCATCATTCATAATGCTCTCTCCTTTTCAAACTGTTTCACAGCTGTTGTTTATTCGGGGGAGGCAAACAGCTCCCAGGCTCCAAGAGCCCTGTCCGGTATGATCACGATGCTTGCAACATTGCTCTCAGTCTCCACGTTCTCAAAGTTGATACGGCCCTTGGAGATGTAGACAGAGTTATCAGCCAGAGTGAGAGACAGGGGGAAACTTGAGAGGCGCTCTGAAAGCGCTCTGAGTTGGTCCTGCTCCACAGGGTTGGCTGAAAGGGTCACGCCCTCAGCCGTGGGGATCCTGATGGTCATTTTATACATTGTCTCCCCAGAGCTTGGCTGGCCCTCCGTCTCAAAAGGAGACAGATTCAATGTGACATTAATGTCTCCCGGTACAAGATAGGGAACTCCGTCCAGAGTTACCTTTCTGAGTGTTCCTGATGTCCGTGCCATATTATCCGCTCCTCCTTTTTATGCAGTCAATACTGCTATGCTGGTATCGAATTCCGTCACCGTATCAAGGATCCCTCCCTCACCTGAGAGGATAACGGAGAGAGTATTGTCAAACCCTGTGACTCCATCCCTGATGGTAACTGCCGTGAGGTTGCCGGATGCATCCGTCTCCTTGAGCTTTTCGATGGTAAAAGCGGCCTCAAAGATCCAGGCCTTGGCCTCAAAGTCCTTGGCCAGTGCAACATCATCATCAACAACAGCAGTGATGTCCCTGGCTTTCTGCCGGTCCACAGCATTGCCAACGTTCTTGGCATCGGCAACAATGGAGATGCCTTTCCATTTTTCCTGGTTAAAGTTTACCCGGACAGAATTGATGATATTCTGCAGGATGCTGATATTGCGCCCGGAGCGGTAGCCGTTGCTGTCAACAGGCACGCTGTCAGGCCTGTAGAAAGTGACCACGTTCTGCATGACAACAACGCCTGACTCAACCAGTGTGGGGCTGATGCCTCCCTTGACCGCAATATCCCTGTTGTCATAATCGGAGGTCCACCTGTCAGCCTTGTCTCCTGGCCATATGCCGGAGAGGAGCCGGCCAATATATGACTCCGCGGCCCTTGACTGGTTTACCAGGGCCATGATCCCGATGGCCAGCGCCGCGATCTCGGAGGGATGGTTGGCAGAATCAGGCACGGCAATGACCATATTGGTCCTGTCCAGCTTGCGCGCATCCGCAACAACCTGCAGAGCTATGAGGCCTGCAGAGCCAGCGGCCACATCTCCTGTCATTACGCGGAAAGGCCTGCCAACGGTCTTGGAATAGAGTCCAACAAAGTCATTGCCTAGGCCTCCATATGTGGCAATTGCGTCCAGCGTTGTGGAGTCCTGGCCATAGCCATGCACAACGTCCGTGAAAAAGGCCTCATTGGCATTATCATCAGTGCCAAGGCCGTCAAGGGCATCCTGTATATCCGGGAGCCCTGCGCCTGATGCCATGGCCGTGACAACCGCGCTGACTCCTGTGGGGAGGGCCTGTCCAACTCCAAGGTTGAAAGTGATGGAGATATCATCTCCCCAGGGACCTTTGCTCTTTGCCGTGAGGTCAGCCGCGGCCACAGTGAGAGCAGCTGAGACAGGCAATTCCTTGATGGCATTGATGGCATCAACCGCGGCCTGGGCAACATCCGCTGCAACCATGCCTGTTGTCACCGCAAAAGGCACGGCAATGCCGGCAATATACATATTGACAGTGCCGGCCACAACTCCAGATGAGGCTGCAAATTCAATTTCACCTGTGGAGGCGGCAGCGCCTCCGGCCTCTGCCTGGGGGCTGACAAAAGTGGGGATGCCCTGGCCTCCAAGGAAAGACTGCACGGAGAGCCTGTGGATCATGGAGCCAAATCCGTAAGTATTCCCAGCGTCCTCCGGGCTGAGGATCTGGGCAGCTACCTCATCCACAATGGTTGTCTTTGAAGCGTCATATGTGGCTATGATGAGGATCTTTCTTGGCACGTTGCGCGCTGCCGGTTGGAACTGCACGTTTTTTACTGATGATGTAGCAGCGGCTGCAAGTGAATCAGATGTCAACGCCATGGCTCAAGCCTCCTTATGTTGTGGCCGTAGTGATGCCTGTCTTTTCAACATCATCATCCGGCTGATCTATTACAGTATCAATTGTGAAGTCTCCAGAGACTCCAGCATCTCCAACAACATCCTCAGCCACTCTGCATGTCAACAGGATTGAGGCTGTCAAGACAACATATTCTCCCTCAGTGATAACATCATCTTTCTGTATAGCTGAAACCCATCTGTTGGCAACAGATCCGGGCTTTAATCCAAGGTCATAGTTTTTGGGATCCATCAGGATCTGATATGCAATGGCAATTAGCTCATCCATTGATCTGTCCGCAAGGAAAGAGGCATCAGCTGATGCCTGAATTGCCGCGCCTACCTGCTCAATAGTGGATGAGGGATCATTAATAACAGCCAGATTGGCCTCATTCTCCATGGCCACAGCAAGCTCTATCCTGAAAGAGCAATCATGCTGGGCCTGTCCTGCATTACTTCCAGCACCTTTGGGGATATCCCCTGAATGGTAATAGGTTATTATCTCTCTTTTATAGCCAAGGATCTCCTCAGCGGCCTTGGCTTGCCTTTGGGCTCCTACTGTCCGGTATCTGCCTTTTTCAGCAGGGCCAAGGACATTATTGATGATACTGTCCCTGACATTCTGAAACTGCATTATGTTCATAAAATCAGTGGCCATTATGATTGCTTGACTCTCCTCAAGTATATTCGTATGAAACCGATGGACCGGCCTCCCTCTGGAGGCCTTTCCTTATCAAGCTGGAAACTCTCAAGAGTGGCTGTTGTTGATGGATCAACAGGGATCTGCACAAACCATTTCTCTCCTGCTTCCGGGGTCCGTGAAAGGCTCGAGCGTCTCAATGTCACAACAGGTTTATTGGTTACTACAGGAGCTCCGGTCTGGGGGTTGTCCTTCACGCTGTCATAAAGCACCTGGCCTGTGAGGGGCTCTCCTGTGTTCTGATTGGTATCCAGCTTGTTGCCGTCCGGATCTATCAAAACAACAGGGAGAGCCCACTCACCCTCCAATGAAAACTTGAGATCTTGCTCTGACCGCTCCCTCAGATTAAGAGCCATGCTATCCGCTGCCCTTATCGGCAGAGACGTTGCTCCCAGCCTTGCTACCTGTAGGCTGGGAGCTTGTGGTCTCTGTGGTCCCTGGCTCAGCGGGTGTGTGTGAGGAGGGAGCTTTCTGGAGTATCTTTTCTCTCAGCTTGTCATGGTCCTTGTCTTTGAATCTCTCGGGCAGAGTAGACTCCAGGGAGCCAGGTTTGAATCTCCTGGCTCCCTCATATACCGTGACATTAGCCTTGAGCGCTTTGTTGTCAGGAGTCTTGGTCATTATTTCTTTTTCTCCTTGAGCTCTTTGACCTCAACAGCATGGGCCTTTTTGAGTGTCTCCAGCTCGGTTGCATGGTCCGTCTTGAGCTTTGTGATGGTCTCAAGGAGCTGATTTTTCTCATCAAGCTCCTTGCTCCGGGCCTCCACTATCTCAGCCATCTTTCTCTCAAGGTCAACGGCCTTGTTTATATCGGCCTGCATACCTTTGATCTCGGCAGCATGGGCTTTTTTGAGATCATCCGTCTCCTTGCCATGCTCATGGACCTGGGCCTTGAGCTCATCACGCTCAACCTGTATCACTTTGTTGGCCGTGGACAGATCGGAGATCTGCTCCTCCAACTTGTCCCTACCGGAGATCACTCCGGGCTTGGCCACGGAGCCAACCCAGCCCTTTTCTTTCCACTTCTTTAAGGTCTTGCTGTCAACCTTGCTTGAGGGTATCTCATCCCCAAAGGCATAAGTCTCTCCAGCAATTCTGATTGTATGTCCTTCGCGCATCCATTGCATAGAGTTACCCTCCTTTAAGTGATCAGACCGTCAAGCTTGACGATGTTGTCAGTTTGCGTTGTCGCAAATATCGGAGCGGACTGTGTGCGGATGGTCACATTCTTGCCCTGGCTCCCAATATAAGCGTCTCCATAGAACATCTCCCCCATGACTATTGAGCCGGTCCCCTTGATGTTTGCAGGCACGCTGGGCATTGCAGGGTCAAAGCCAAAGAGCTCTGAATACATGGCCCTCTTTGCCGCTGTGGGAGGTAGAAGCTCCGGAGGACCAAAGTATCTGTCAAACCGGCTGTTGACAGACATCACAATGGCCTCGTCAATAGGCATGTAAGGCTGAGGATCTCCGGCGCTGTCCGTGAAAACGTCCAGATAGCAGAACATCCAGAGTTCATAGCCACTATCCAGGCGCAACAGGCCGCGGGGGATCCAACCGGATTCCACAAAGCGCGCATACTTGTCAGGGACAGGGTTATTTGTGCTGACCTGTATGAGCTCATAGCGCCTGTTGTCCGCCTTGGCCTTCATGTCAGTGTCATTGATGATGGCCCCAATGGCTGACTTGCCCAGGAAAAGGCCGTCAGGCATGGAGTGGCCGTCTGCCCTGATGAGATCACAGGCGCTGGTCAGGTCTCCCTGTATGTCCGCAGAGCCGCCGTCCCAGGGATTGGAAACCGTATCATTGTGTGTGGCACGCCTCTTGAAATCATACTGCAGGTTTGTGTCCGTTGTGCCAATGATGGCATCCATCTTGCCTGTGAGGATTGACTGCGCGGCAAGGACTTCAAACATCCTCACAGAGCGCCTGATACTCTCCTTGTGCTGCAGGAGAGCCAATACCCGGAGCCTTGACTCCCTGGTTGCGCCAGCATAGGGATTCTCTCCGGCAATCCTGTTTATCAGCTGGTCAGCTGATATGTCTCCCTCCTCCTCAGACAGAGGGTATTTCCTTGAAAAGCTCGTGAACTTCTCAGCCCTCTGGTTTTTCTGTGTGGAGCCAAGGGGCCTTGAGACAGTGCCGCGGGGGATGAGCGCCGCAAGCTTCTCATTGCCCCGCTGGATGTCAATGTCAACCAGATTAGCATCCGGGCTGAAATGAGTAAGCCCAAAGCCGGCAGGGTTGCCAAAGAAGGATTGGAAACCGGATGGCACTCCAATGATCTCCTCCTCCTTAAAGGCCGCAACCATGAACCTGGCAAAGGGATCCATTGCTATGGGCGAAAGTCCTGCTGATATGCTTCCCATTTTCTATAGCCTCCTTAGTTCTCGAATTCGGTTATATCCACAGTGGTCTCCGTGAATATCCCTTTAGCCATGAGATGATCTCTCACTGTCCGTAGGTCCGTTGTTCCAACCGTGATCACGGTTGTGAGCAGCTTGCTGTTTTCTATCACAAGCTGCTGCACGTCAATGGTCAGGCTCCCACCTTCAAGGATGGGCCTGTCAACAACGTCTCCGGCAACAAGCTCCGCGGCTGTAATATCCGCGCCCAGATATATCCCCTGGGGAATGGCTGCGCCGTCCGTTTCTGTCTCATCTATGAAAGGAACCCACTTTTGCGAAGCAGCCACCTTGGCCATGAGCGTGCCATAGACAAGAGGAGTTGCGCGCCCAGCGTCCTGCAGGAGCGTCTCAGCCTCACTGACAAAGCTGATGCCTGACAGGATAAATGGGACATTGGAACTATCTCTCTCTGACTGTACCGGCATGATTTATTCCTCCCCTCTGGCCTGCTTCACAGCAAGGGCAAAATCATCCTCACTGCGGATATGGCCGTCTGTTGATACCTGCTGGCCATCATCCTGGACGGTCTCTGGCTGCTTTTTTGATTCTCCTGCAGCAGCCGCTGATGCCGCTGCCTCAACCGTTGCGTCATGGGCAGAGGCTGCGCTCGTGAGCGCCGCAACATCAGACTCCCCATTGAGTACCTTGACGGCAAGATCCTGAATGGGCTGGGGATACTTGTCGGAGGTCAGGAAAGGAGTGCATCCTGTGATCCTGGTCGTAATGGCTTCCTCTGCCTGCTTGGCTCCCTGCTCCGTTCCCTCTGTAACCCCTTCCGCTTTTGCGGTTGCAAGAGCGGCATCATGCTCCTTTTTGGCATCAGGGCTGCTTGCCAAAAGTTCTGAAAGCTTTACATCTTTAAGCTCCATATTTGCCTCCATTAGTGAGTTGTCCGCTATTGCGGAGTTATTGGTTATCTCAATTGGCTCCGCAACTGCAGAGCCATTATCATTTATAATATTGCTTGAAGCGTTCCCCTCTGGAGTAACGGTTTTTCCAAGAGCCACAACAACAGAATCTATCATCCCCACGGAAAGAGCATCATGCTGGTCCTCATCAGGGTCCTGAGCAACCAGAACTCCCCCGCGGCCAAATGTCTTTTCTATCTGCTCCGCGGGGATCCCTCTGCCCTCGGATATCCTTTGTATAAAGACGCGCTCGAGAGCGTCAACAGTGTCCTGAATTCCAGCCCTGCCGGCAGGAGTCTGAGTGCCTCCTTTTTGTGGAGCGTTCTTTGAGAGGATGATCACCCTCTTGACTCCCATTTTTTCATGTGCCTTTGAAAAATCCCAGCCAGTCACAATGACTCCTATGGAGCCGGTCATGTTTGCCGGAGATATGGAAACTATCTGGCCGGCCTGGGAGGCTATCCAGTATCCACCTGATGCAATGAGTGCATGGTTTTCAGCAACAACGTGTTTCTTTTTTGCAAGCTCTGCAATTGCCTGACTAGCCTCATCAGTGCCAGCGGCCTCTCCTCCGGGAGTATTCATTATTAAACGGACATTCTCAATGCGTCCGTCCTGCAGGACTTGGGCAGCGGCCTCAAGGATCTGGTCAAATGTAGTGCCTGTGAAACCAAAGAATCTGGCAATAGCCGGGAGGGGATCCTTGGTTAGGATTCCCTGTATTTTAATTAAGGCCGTATTTCCTTCAATTGAAAGGATGCTTGGATTAGGATCCTCCTCAGACTCCTCAAGGCCAAAAAGAGAGGTCTGCTTATCATTAAAGGAGGCATTTGCCAATGTCTCCAGATAGTTGATTATAAAGCTTTTATCAGCTGCCCATATGTTATTGTCCACGCTCATCCTCCATGAGTTTAATTGATTTTTATATAAAAGTCAATATTTATATTAAAAAGTATAAAAAGTATATTAATCATCTGGTAAACAGCTTGAAATGCACAAGGGCTGCCGGCACAACTGAGCCATCCCCCAGCACCTGAGTTTTAAAGCTTGCGCTGGCATCCGGAGATCTGACAAAGAATCTCAGTTTATGATCAAGGTCTACTTGTTCCAATGTTCCCTCAAGCGTTGTCTGTTTCTGACCTATGACCGGCAGCTCAGCTGTCCTTGCGTTTCGTTTCTGCCATCCTGATCCTGAATCATACTCAGTAATTATTTCAACCTCTGTCACACCTGCAGATGTATCTATATTTAATGTTGCGGATATATCAAGGATCCCCCTCACTTTGAATGTGAATACTCCTGATGGAGCATCATAATCAAAGAGGCCATCAGGAGTGGGAGTAAAAGCAAGGAGATTAAAGCTTGTTACATCAATGCATGTCAGAACATTAGGGATTGACTGAGTACCCGTAACAAGCAACCTGCCAAAGTATGTGAGCTTTTCTCCATTGCCTACCTGCTCCATCAGGTTATTATCTCCTGACTGATTGAAATTGGCAGGCCTCCCCCTGGAGTCAGCGTTGTTATCTTTGGCCCAGGGACCGTCATTTCTATCTCATAGACTCCATCATCTGGATCATCAGGGACCAGGACCTCAAATGAGAATTTCCCACTGGCTGCATCATCTATAGATCCGGCAATAGGATCAATTATAAATGTTGCCTCAGACGGATTCAGCTTGGCGGCAAATATGAATGTATTGCCTGTTATATCAATTGGGAAACCAGTCTCAGCTGAGACCAATTGATATTGAAGTGTAACCGTATCTCCTGTGACAAGTACCAGCTTTCCAAGGCTCATAACTTTATTACCTCCAGTCCCTCTATTTCTATGATCTCAAGCGGCAATGCTAATGTAACCGGATCAAGTTCGCCAGTAAACTCTGTGCTGTTTGCGCCATATTGCACATTGAGGCGCACATTCTCCTCATCTGCCGGCTCATACGTCCCTGTTGTGTCGTCCACGGCCACGCCTTCCCGAACATCATTTTCACCTGGTATAGCGGCAGAGCCGGTTGTGTCGTCCACGGCCACGCCATCGCGCACATCACTTGGCCCAGGTATCGCTGCAGAGCCCGTAAGGTTGCCACTATCATAATCCACATTCAATCTGACATCAGATTCATTAGGGAAGTCACACACAATTGCACTCGTAAGATTCGGCCCCTCTCCTGGCCAGAACTGCACTTGCTCCAGCCCATTGGAACCATGAGTCATTCGTAGATCAACTGAATTTACTGCATCAGTTATTGTTATTGGATTTGCAAGCAGGAAGGCATTTAATGCCTCTATATCATCGAATAGTCCAGACCATCCGGCATCATTGATATTGTAAGCAGCCTTTAACGTACCGCTTCCTGTTATACTTGTTCTGAAATCACCAAGCCCGTTTATAATAAATCCTTGGGGAAGCGCAACCGCGCCCATTGTAGACACAGGGCTTGTGTTTAAAAATGGAGTAACAGCCGCGCCAGTCCGCGCTCTAAAGAAATCCATTAAAGCCCGTTGCACAGGAGATGAAGCGCCACTAGTATCACCAATTAATATTCTTTCATTGCCACCAGCAGCCATAGGTTGGTCATTTATCTGCAAAACCCATAACCCATCACCACCTGAAAAACGAGAAAACATCGTGACTTTATCTGCAATAAAAGAGAAAAGGAATTCATCATGATTAGAATCATCTGAAACAGATGGTGAAACGGTATTCCAACCATTTGCAACCTGTGTTATGGTTAATCTTTTTGCACCATCATCAATCTCAAGCCCCGCATTTGTAGTAGGATTTAAGCCCACGCGCTTCATATAAATTGTCAAGCCCGTAGCGAAAATATATCCAGATGGATTTCCGGGCCACGTTGCTCTGGGTAAATTACTAAAGGCCGTTTGACCGCTAGAAGGTGAATTAAATAATATTTCTCCATTAATAACAGAGATCGAACCACCACCCGAGACAAAATCAGACCAAGCAGGTGAAGCACTAGAGGGTACAGTGTCCTCAATTACAGCACCCCAAGCCACTCCTTTCCCAACTTGCAAACGGATAGCACCATCAACAGCCTCAAGTCCGGTTGCCAGAGAATCCCAATCAGCGGCTTTCTTTAATAAATTTTCTCCGGCCATCTGTTATCTATTGTTTGCCGGAAGTAGATCAAGTATTCTTGTCATTGAATCTTCATACTCCTTTACTGCCGCAAGAATTTGCTTTTCCACAATAACCATTGCTGACAAAGAATCGGAGTCCTTGAAGTTCAGCCCCGCTTCTTCATCTGTCACCTTGTCGGGTGTCTTGATATAATCAGCCTTGATAGCCAAAACAATTTCTCTGTTTTGATTTTCAAGCTCACGAATATTATCAGCAAACTCGATACGACGGTTTGCCTTATCGTTCTGTGAGCCTACTTTCTGCTGGTAATTCTCAAGTGCTTTCATGTCAGTTGCATCGGCCATATTATTAACCTCCTGTTATCTTATTAAAGCCGCATAATCAATAAATGAATTATGCGCGGCATTGCCCATTGCAGGATGATAGAGCCTCATTTTGACCTCTCCAGATCCATTGACAAAATCATCTGACCGGACAGGGAGATCAGAATATTTATAATCAAGGCCCAGGCCTGTCAAAATTGTGCGTAAGGTTTTCCAGGAGGCAGCTATGTTATCCCATAGCTGCACTTCTATCCAGTGAGCAACCGATCCTGAATAATACATCCCAATTGCCACGCGCCTGAATGCCTTGATATTGGTAAAAGTGATCTCTACATTCTGGCCGGGAGTTGCGGCAGCCTCAAGGATATCCAATGTATTGCCGTCTCGCCAGGTCTGTATATCAGATACTGAGCCTGTAGGAGTTCCAACAATCACATTGATGCTGGCTGGCACTTCATGGGGTCCGGGTATAAAGGTCCCTGGCCCTACCTGCTCCATATTACACATCCACTCTGACTGAGCCGGCAGCGCCAACAGGATAGATATACACATCAATACCTGCAGTGGCTGAAATTGGCACGCTGATGCCCTCTGCAAAAATGGGGATTGCATCAATTCCCAAAACTGTTGGCGCTGCTCCCCCTGTGTCCCTGTATGTCTGCTTGTAAACGCTGGGAGAGCTGTTGAGCCTTGTCACAAGGCCCTGGACAACATTTGTAGCCACTTTGGTCCACTCATCTGCCGGACATGGTACAACCGCTGGATCTGCCATTTAACTATCCTCCTCATCTTTCATATCCTGCACAACTTCCCTTGTCTCCTCAGCTCGAGCCTCCTCCGGATTCTTGATCCATGGAGGAGGAGGCTTGGAGCCAAATTCCCTTGCAAGCTGCTCAACATTCATGTCAAAGCTGGAGCCATTAAGATTGCGCGCCATGCGCTTGCCTGAAAGTCCTCCAACGCTCATATATTCCCTCACGGCTTTGGCCGTCTTTGATGGGTCAATATCAGGAGGAGGATCCCCAATCCACTGGTTGGATAACCAGGCAGCTTTAAGTCTGGGATCATTCCAGCCCGGAGCGCTTATTCTGCCGGCAGCGATCTCCTCAGACAGCCACATCTCATAAACGGGATTAAGGAACTCCGCGGCCATCTCATCACGCCATATCTGGACTATCCTCCAGAACAGCAGGAGAGAGGCCCTGGAGGCAGAGAAATTCTGACCGAACCTCATGAGCATGACCTCAAGAGGCATCCCTGTGGAGGCCGTCAGATAAGATGTGAAGGAATCAACAAACGTGTCAAACTTATCTCCGGGAGAGGTTGTTGCCATCAGCTCCATATCCATGCCTTTGGGGAGAGTCGTGACAACCGTGCTCCCTGGGATATGCTCCCTGGCCTCAAGCGTCTGGGTTATCGGCTGTAGGGATGCCGCTGTCACTCCCTCGGCTCCGGGATCCGGGCATGGGTTGGAGCCCATAACACTTGAGGCTGACCTGACTCCAACGGCGGCATTAACTCCCCCAAGAGGATCCACAGCATCCTCTGTCTTGGAGGGCATAACCTTGGCCACAATGTTTGATTGGTTGATGGCTTTTATTATTGATGCAAGGGAAAAGTCCGTGAGGTTCTGGAATTCCTGCAGGGCATGGGCAAGCCTTGAATATCCTCTGCCCTGGCCGGCATATTCGGCAGTGAATCCATGGAGCATGAAAATTCGCTTGCCGTCTTTGCTCCGGGCTGGGATAGTGATGTCCTCAAATCTCCCATTGGGGAGCCGCTTCCATACCTTATATGCAACCTCCCTGCCCCTCTCATCACGCTCGATCCCATCAACAAGGCCCAGAGGTCCATATGTACTTGTGAAGCCATAGCCTCTGATCTGGTTGGTATCAATAAAACTGAATAGCAGAGGGCTGAGGAGGGAGGGATCCTTTTCATAATAGAGACGGATAAACTCATCATTGTCCCTGTGCTGCATGATCTGAAAAAGTCTCTGGGCCTGATAGAGATTCATGAGCTCTGCCCTGTGCTGTTTCTTGCTCATGGCAAAGCTGTCAAAGCGCGCCTCAACATTTCTGGCCCAGATCTCAGCATCCTCTCTGGTTATTCCAAGGAGGTCAGCTTTGGGAGTTGCCTCGAGCCGGAGACCTGTGCCGGCAACTGAATCAGACTGCCTCTCAACAATCGCTCTGGCCTGGACGTTCTCATGAAAGGCCTGCCTTGCATTCTGTCTCAGCATGTGATGAGACAGGGTTATACTCCTGCCGGATCCGGAAAGGCCTGAAATAAATTTGGAGCCATCGGAGAGATGGCCAAACATCAGCTCTCCCCCTGAGCCTCCTGCTCCATGATAGGCTCCCGGAGCGCTGTCCTGGTTGCCATCGGAGGGGGGAACTGGAGAGGGAGTGGAACCGATATTTAAAGCGCCTTTAAATCTGGACCAGAGACTGGAGCCGTCCATCAACAACATCTCCTGAATGGTCCATGTCTCTGGAGCCTCATGTTGGTATTACCCTGGCCCCTGAGTTTGCGCCTCAAGGAATTCAGTCTGGATTCGGTTGACTCAACAGCCTCTTGCAATTCCTTCAAGGATCTGAATGTTGTGGTTTGCTTTCCCTCATTAGTATCAAGGGAATACATCTTGACCTCCACGGATCCTGAGAGGTATGCGGCATTGAGGGCTGTCAGGCGCGCCTCCAGGATAACTATCTGGGCTTGTATCTCCGCTCTTTCTTCCGCTGTTAAGCAAATCATATGGATAGATTATAAATTAAATATAGTAAAAAGTCTACTTATTAATTAAGATGCTGGAATTATTGAATTAAATACAGATACCATCCAGATGATCAAGCTCATGTTGAAAGGCAATTGCCTCAATGCCTGAGAGGATTAGTTTCTTGCCTTTTTTATTTCCATAGGCAGCTATCTGAGCATGGCGCTTTGTCTCTGTGATCTGGCCTGGAAAGCTCAGGCAGCTCTCCTTAAAGGATACCATGGCCGGTCCTGTGGGAAAGAATGAGGGATTTACAAAATGCAGGAACTTGCCGCGGATCTTCACAACAAAAACTCTGGCCTTGTATCCTATCTGGTTGGCGGCAAGGCCGGCGCAAGTGGGCTGAGAGCGCGCTGTGTCAATCAGATTTTTTATCACAGCCTGCACATCATTAATATGCCCAACTTCCTCACATGGCTTTGACAGTGCCTCCCGGTCCATCACTATAGATCTAACTCCCATTATCTAGCTCCTCTGGCCGCACAAATACGGCTGTTGATATTTCAAGTCTCCTGATTACAGATGCCAAGACTATTATCTCTGAATGTTTATCAACCTCATCAAATAACTCAGCCTCTTTGATCATCTTAATAATACCACTGTCATATATTTCAAAGAGGCCCCATTTGTCAGGGAGCTCATGAGGTTTGATCTTACCTTTAGGAGCTATGTAATATCTCTTGTCTCCCATGCCTTGTGATGGCTCTTGCCTGAAATGCTTTTTCTTATCAGACAGAAAATCCGCGCGGGAAACTTTGCACTCAACAAGAATTGAATTGCCATACCTGAATCCAATCACATCCGGAGTCTCACTGTTTGCGGTTTTCAATTCAGCAATGACAATGGAACATTTCAGAGGGGATCTATAATTATTCTCAAGCCAACGCGCTGTGGCCTTTACAAGTTCCTTATGTGTCAGATTCTCTGGAGCATCTTCTTTTATAATGCTCATCCTCCTTTTATCTCAGGTGCGTTGCCATAGGGAGGGATCACTCCATGTCTCATCACGATCCTGAGAGCTTGATCCTCATTAAATCCCTGATCAATCAATGCATTAAAATATGCCCTGATGGCTTTGGCGTGAGGGACAGCCAGATCCAGTAGTCCATCAATAACATTTTTCATTTCTTGTATATCTATCTGATCCATATCATCCTCCGGATCCTGTATTCTGCCATCTGACAACGGCATTTGCAATAGCCTGGTCTCTGGGATATACATATGCAGAGGGATAATCCCAGGGGTTGAAATGCGCTGCATTATAGATGGTCATGACAAGCTCATTAAAGTCAGGGGATCCACAACGGAAACCCCAGAGGGCCTCCGAATATGAGACGGTCTCTCCAGGCTCTATGTTCACAGCGTCAAAGGCCAGGGGCTGGTCTCCGCATCCTGAGATGGATATCATTGAATAAAGGAATACTGAGGCCCTGGCCTCCAGCGTGCTTTTCATTTCTAAGTTGAGATAGTCTGCAGGCATGGGGGAGCCTGAGATCTTGACAGCGCCGGAGTTGAATATGCCGGAGGCCTCGAGCTGAGCCTCACAGGTCCGGTCATTGTCCACATCCAGGCAAGTCAAAGCAATGCTGTTGATAGCCATGGGAGGAGGATCCTCTCCAGATCCGTTACCCTGGGGGGGAACACTATCCCCTGAGCCGCAACCGGCTAGAAGAAATAGACATCCTATGATGATTAAAATACAAATGAAAATGTTTATGCCGTCTCTCATATCGAGCCTCCCTCTTGCTTGTTGAGAAATATTATAACATCTTCCCTCAAATGCTTTACAAGCACATCTATATCATCAGGAATGGGCTTTTGTGTCTGAGCAAGATATGAGCGTAACAGGCCCTCAGCCTCTTTGAGAGTTTTTGCAAGCACTATATTTCTAGCTACTTCTTCCAGATAACAATTGCTTGCTTCCTTGCCTGCTTCTTCAAGGTCTTTGGCTATAACATGGACAGCTTTATAAAATCCTTCTTCGCTCATCCATTCAAACCCTGGCTCCCAATATTTCTCATAAATCTCATCTGTATATTTTCTCGTAAACATTATCTCATCCCTCCTATCCCAGATCCTTTATCCAGATACCATTCTGCCAGCGCTTGCAATGGCCAGAGGGAAATATTTTCCATTTGCCTTTCTGGCCTGTCTCTTTGATCTCCCTGACAATTAAAGGGGTGTTACCCTCTCTGCAGACAGCAAATGCCTCAGACCAATCATCAAAGATCCCATTATCTAGCTCTGCTCTTTTTTCAGCTGTCAGTGCCATCTGATCCTCCTTTAATACTTACTGGCCACACAATGGCCATGGCTCATTTTATATTCCTGCAGGGCCTCATCAGTCATGTGGCCGTGTTTCTCAAGGGCCTCCTCAAGTTTCTGAGGGAGGGTCTTTCTGGATCCCCAGACTCCAAGGTTTTTATCTCCCATATGAGCATTGGCATCCAGCTTGTTTTGCTCGAGCTGTACCCACTCCTCATAATCCGTCCTGTGGAATTTATAGAGATAAACAAGCTCAGTCTCATTGAGCCATGGGCAGAGTACACAATTGCTCGGAGATGGCACTGCATGGCCCACAGAGCGGATATAATCCTGACAGCCCTGCCGGTCCAAGCCCAGATCAATCAGAGGATACACTTTGTTGATGGAGGCCTGCTGCCACTTCGGGAGCTTGTCTGCTTTGGCTGGATCCGGCAGGCGCTTTTCCTCTCCCTTAGCTATGCCAATCATGACATCAATCTTTCCATGAGTAGCTGCAAATTCCTTGTAAGCCATCTTTGGACTTGAGGGAATATCTGGGCCATAGTAATATGTCCGCTTGATATGATCTTCAAGGTAATTATAAATGGGCCTGAGCTTGAGCTTGTCAGTGCATGTCTTTGGAAAAGCCTTGGAGAATATTGTATTGGTCCTCCTCATGAAGGATCTCAGGTTGCCCCAGGATCCATGATATCCCATGTCCTCAGTAATGAATACCAAACGGATAGAGTGCTCCTTGCAGAGCTGCTCAGTGAAATGCACATGCTTATATGTGGAGCCATGCTCATCTCCAGTGTCAGACATGATCACAAGGAAGTCCTCCGGAGCATACTTGGCGCGGAAGTCTGCATCATAGATATATTTGTATAGGAGGGCAGTGCTGTCCTGCCCTCCCCCAAAACTCAGAATGGTTAGCTTTGCCATTAGAGACTCTCTCTCATAGAAGCAAGGATTAAACGCTGGGTCAATGCATCAGATATGCCCATGGCTCTATTCTTGGCCCTTGCTATTTTCTCTGCCTCATCAAGATCTTTGCCCCATGCCCAATCAGTGAGATAATAACCTGTCTGTCCTTCCTTCACAATGATGGGTATATACTCTCCTTTGGCATTCTTAAGGGCCGGGTGTATCGCATATGCTGTTTTCATTTAGTTCCCTCCTGGTTTATGTTATCCCTGTCCCTCATCTTGTTTATATTATACTCATAATATAATAGAAATGTCAAGCGGAAAACGGAGGCCGGAAATATTATTTGATATTAATGATTTGTTATGTATTAGGGGGATATCCCATATGAAGAATATCAGGCAGGAAAGGGCTTAATCATTTGTAATGCTCCGGGCTGTGTTGAGCTCTATTCTCTCAATGACGGCCTTGTGGTTGATCATCTGGACCTGGGCAGGGGTTGCTCCATTGGACTTGGCTGTGGCCTTGGCCTCAAGGACCTTGGCATCCAGCCAGACATCTGAGGCACAGATGCCATAGACTCTGATGTCAAGCGCCTCATTGCGCCGGCCTCCGTGGTAGAAACTGCCGTCCTTTCTTCGCTCCTCAGCTGTCAACATCTCAAAATATCTGGGTCCACGGAGCCTGGGGAAATCACAGAATCCTGGCCTCTGCTTTTTTGTAGGATCCCCCTCTCTCTCGATCTTTAAATTATTATAAATATGGCCCTTGTAATAGTTGGTTGAAACCTCATAGAAAAGCGCACCTCCGGATCTGGTTGTTGTCTGGGCTCTATAGCGTTTAAAGTTATGGATCCCAACCTCATCACCTTTCTCCCCTTTCCTTTTCGCTATAGCGCCAAAGCCTTTGCATGGGAAGATATTATCAAACCGTCCACACCATCTGAAAACAGCATCATAATTCTCTCCATCCCCTGAGTCAACAAATCCGATCTGGACAACAAATTCCATTCCATCACTCCGCTCATAGATAGCGCCTCCTTGCTCCAGCCAGTCAGCAAGATCCTCCCAGGCTCCGGAGAAAGGATCATCAACAGCGCCCTCAAATACCTTGTATAAAATGGACCATGATCTGTAACCGGCCCCCATGCCAAGAATCTCCAGCTCGAGACGCGCCGGATTATGGACATCAGTTTCTGATCCACGTTGCACATCAACAGCCATTGTGAGCCAGAGGACTCCATCAGGTATAGTTTTCTCATCATAAGCGCCAACAAGCTTGAGCGTCTTTTCCAGATCAGGCCGCGCTCCAGTCTCCTTGTAAGGCAGGCCCAGATATAAATTTGTAAAACTTTTCATGCCATCCGGTTTCTCTTTTGCCTCTAAATATTTCTGATACAATTCCATCCATGAAAACATCCCCACTGGAGAATATTGAGCACCCATCTGATATGATCTATGATGTTTCATTGTGGCTGTGGCTTGCGGATCCCAGAATCCCCCATTAAGCATTGAGGTTTTATTATGATTGAATATTGCATCATTGCATTTTATACAGAGATAATAAACATTATGCAAGAGTCCACCCTCTGTGTCCGGATGGATTTTGTCAAATTCCAAAGGCTGCAGCTCTCCGCAAAGCGGACAAGGGACAGCAAATATCCGCTGGTCTCCCAATAAAAAACGCTCATGGATCAACCCCTCAAATGTTGTAGGAGTGGAATTCTCAGTGACTTTTCTTTTATGGCCCCAGGCATTTGTCCTTGCATGAATACTGTCCAGATATGGCCCATCATCTCCGGGCAATATCTTTGGCGCTCCATCTGCCTCATCAACAATGGCCAGTCTTTTTGTCTCGGATCTGAGGCCGGCTCCGGACCGGGCAGTCACCATATCAAGAGCGCCTCCAAGGAAATGCTTGGAAAACATCTTGTCTCCGGTCCTCCTGGATCTTTTATTTTCCGTCTGGGCAAATATTTTATGCCTGAATCCACAGGAATCAATCAAGGCCTCAAGTCTTTTCTCTGACCATTTTATCAATAGCCCCTCATTGGCACTGACATACATGATCTCTGTGGGATTCTCATCCATCCAATATGCAATTATGCATTCAATTGCGGCTGTTATTCCAAGCTGGGCAGCTTTCATTATGGACTGATATTGAACAGGGGAAAACGGACTCATATTATCCATGAGCTCAACTGAATAAGGAGTCCTCGAATTTTGCCAGGGGCCTGCAAAAGGTGTGCCTGGAGGGAGGAGCCTCTTGCCCTCAATATATTCTGATATCTTTTCCTGCGGAGGATCCACAGGCTTGGACTCATTTTGCTCTATCAGGAATCCTTGATCAGTCAGCAAGAGGGCTGAGTTCCATTTGCTTATAAGTTTTATTTAATATTAATTTAATATGCTTCAATGTTCTAAACACTTCATTTTCTATCAACTCCTCAATCTTGAGAATGGTCTCAGGCGCATCCACTTTTGTCACAGAGGCGATCTCCGGAGAGAGCCTGGTTGACAATGTTTTGAGTTGAGTATTGTCAACCTGATATAATTTCCCAAAAGCCTCCCTCACAATTTTTCTGGATATTAACAAATTCCTATCCTGTTTATTTTTTAACTGCTGGGCTGTCAGTTTTTCAAGGAGGATATACCTGTCAATATCGTGTCTGGTCAAGGCCCTCATCTGCTCATCCGTTGCGGTCTGGAGATCCGGCAAAGTGCTTGGCCCTTGTGGAGGCAAGGCCTCTCTCTTGCCCTGGCTCGAGCCGGCAGTCTTGATCTCATCAGCCTGGATCTTTCCCTGGTCAGACGGTTTGCGCTGAGCATTCTGATCAAGGATGTACTCCTGAGTCAGCTTGTCATGGAGATCAATCTTGGCAGTCCTCCCCTCTCCAACCAGACGGAGGTTGCCAGCCACAACAGCGGCTCCAACAGCCTGCCTTGTGACACCGGCGCGCTTGGCCACTTTAGATCTGGAGACTAACTCCATGGCCCCACCTGCCTGGATCTGCCTTGAATATCTCCATACTCCATGGACTCCGCGGAGGAGCCAGCCTGATTTAAAGGGCTGAGAAATAACGAAAGGACAGCCTGATGGATGATTTGCTTGTCCCGGCTGGAGGATCCTGCAACTGACATACTACATATAGAGGCTCCTGGAGGCATACTATATATAGACATTTCATACTTCATGCCCCCTATTATTACATACCTGTCAAGCAATGTAAAGCTTTACAAACAGGTTGTCACATGCGCTCATATGAGGTTCGCGATCTAAAT